AACATCTCTTCATCAGTATACTTATATCGTTTTAATACGTTCTTTTTCATGTACAGACTCCACTTTATTAGATATTGAATAAATCTCTTTTGTTGGGATAAGATAACACCGCTTTGATTTAGTATCCCCTTTCCCTGTGATCACTCGCTGCGTGTACCCTTTTTCTAAAATTAAATCTTTGATGCGAGTAGGCTTTACCCATATTAAATTAAGGTTATCAAAAAAACACCATATATCCGCTTCTGTAGATAATAAAGCAGATGGTTTACCATACATATAAACTTCCACTAGAAAATTCTGTGTATGTTGTGATTGTATATCGGACTTCACCTCAATCCTG